GCGGCTGTAAACGCACAAATGACTATCAACGAGGCAAGTGAATCAGTAATAGTGGTTAAAACAGTCCCCGACACCAAATAATAGGTCAAGAATTGAAATACGATCTTGAATCGCTTAATGATTGGATTTATAATCTCAACCTCCCTAGACAGCTGATCCAATAACCCTTCGATTATCGGTTCAGGTACCCAGGCCGACCTCAAAAACAACACTAATAACCAAAAAACACCTGGCCCTAAAGACGAGTCACACATAGAAATATCTAGATTATAAAACCCATCAGGAGTTGACACGCCTACATCGTCACTCATAAAGGTGGCGTAAATCTCGTTCCGTCCACTCACATGAGATTCGAACATAGTGTTGAAAATCTGGGAAACATCCTCATATGAATTCTTTGACAAGAACTGAGTCCTCAATTTCCAACCATCGAGATACACACACCTCTCAGCGTACAACTTCTTCTTGGCTACATCAATCCACGCACCACCAAATAACGAAGACATAACACCTAAACTAAAATACCCTCGTGGTGGTTTCTGCTGTCCTGGTCGAAGCCCCGGTTTGGCTGGCTCATCCTTTACCTCAAAACACATACGTTTAGGCATAAAACCAGCAGCAACTGGTCTATGCAGACCATATTGCATACGACCGACACTCTGCCGCATCTGTCTTTTAGCGTGGTTGATGTGACTATGCACCAAACGGAACAAAGCCAAATCAATCAAGCTCATAACAGCCAACATCGCGGCAGACAAAGCCCGAACAACCTGAAACCCCACATAACCGCACAAACGCGCAGCTAACATCACGTACTGCCCAACGAATATAATTGCACACATGCGTATGTAGGCTAGGAAACCTTCAGACTTCCGGTATTCGGCAAACAACGGAACAAACCATCCATGAATCTCCAAGTGCCGTGGATCGTCCATCCGATAATAATGCCGATTCTGGTTGCCACGGCCCCCTGTCCTATCCTTCATACACATCACCAAACAACTAAATCTCCCGACAACATCATCTAACACACGTGGAACTACAACCTGTGGCTGGTTATCATAAGCTAGCACAAAGCGTCCCAACTTTGAAAACCAATCATGATTAGGTCGAAACACATCAAAAACGAACGTATTCTGGAGCCTAGCAAATTCTTTATCCGTAAACCTATTGCCACCACGACACTTAAACAAACGAATAAGAGCAGCAGCCTGATTGGAATGGTTCCTCTCGTAATAAATAAAATTACGTAACCCCTGAAAAGTGCATGCCATCAACACTTCCTTCAGTGGTCGAGTGTCTGGATCATCCCACTCCAGCTGCCCATCTACAAAGCTACCCCCTATTTCCTCCTTGACATCTAATAAATCGCGACGATACATCCTATCGCGATCTGGCCGCAAATCACAACATTCATACTGTAACTTATATAGCCCATACTTAACCATGACGCCATGATCACGAAACTGCTGTATATACTGTTGCGAAACGAAGACTGGAGCGGTAGCACGTGGCTTGCTGCCCTTCAACACTTGACTATGCTTCTCCAACCTTTCACGCAACAAATATATACATGCCTCCTTAATGTCAATAGGTAACGTGGAGTACTGACGTTCAACATCATTCAATGCTGAGCGCAACACAGACTCCTCAGGTAAACACGCTCCATACTTCCGCATCAACATGCGAACGCATGGATGGTAAACCCACAACTCCTCGAAACCCTCTAACCGACTAAAAGGAAACAACGCTTCCCGACCCCAGTCACCATAAGGTATGCGTCCTCCATGTCTGTAGACCCCCCCATAATTTACATAACCTGGTATAACTTCATGTTCTAATATAAAACTGCGGCAATGTAGCCCATCCTGATCAACCAACAACTCAAACTCTGCCAACTCATTGATTGGTTCAGTATGTGCAATGCCAATCCCCAACTCTGCTACTAAATTCCTAGCACGCCTAGTTAAGAACCCTT